GTGGTGGCGTGACTCCTTGAGAATGAGATCGCTAAAACGTTTTATCAATACGTTATCTTTATACTACCAGTAAAAGCCTGAGAATGTGATTTAGCGCGCAATAAAGTTTGATAAAACGTTTTATCTTCTCGCCCCATCGCGGTCGTTAAATCTCTTTCTACCATTTAAGGAGTCGTTTTATGACGACGAAAGCAGCACAAAAAATATCGCTGTGGGAGTTTTTCCAGCAACTGGGCAAAACCTTTATGCTGCCCGTGGCGCTTCTCTCTTTTTGCGGGATCATGCTGGGGATCGGCAGCTCGTTAAGCAGCCATGACGTCATTACTCTAATCCCTTTCCTCGGAAATCCGGTACTGCAGGCGATCTTCATCTGGAGACTATTAAGTCTTTTAACGAAGTGGCTTGATGTTGGATTGAAGTGCGGTAACTTCTGCTATGTTGCCGCGATACGATTTGTCATGTGCAATGAACTAACGTCGTTTCGCGGTAACTTTATGCCCCATCCATGCCCCATCAAACCACCCTGTCGTCTTCGATCACGCTGTTGATGAAGAACGTCACCCGCCCCATCACCTCAACCTCTTCCGCAGCCTCCCCCTCTATCGCTTCACCATCATCACAAATCAGCGCCCTGCCCATGACTCTGGCAAACTGAGTCCGTCCGCCGCTGAGGATTAGCAGAACCTGATTCTGTACCAGTCTGGTGCACGGCTCGATAACCGCAAAGCCAGACGAGGTTTCGAGGATGCGGCTGTCCATGCCGATCCCGCAGATAATTTCCGGAGATAAACGCGGTGCTACGAAATCAGCCGCCGGTGAAGGAAATCCCATCAGTGCACCCTCCCCATGTTACGCAGGACCCAGTACCTGTTGTCGCTACCGTCTGTCGTCTTGTCAGCAAAGCCTGGCTGATTGCGCTCTATCCATGCATTGGCATCGGCTCGGGTGAAGTGCCAGTTAAAACTACGCAACTTTTCTATAAAGCTGTCTGTTCTCAGATAACGGTAGCCTTTAGGGTTAACCTCTATTGCCGCGACAAAGGCGGCATGTATGTCTGCTGTGCGTGGCATCATTACCTCACAAAAAAATACTGTATTTATATACAGTTTATTTTGAAGGTAAAAATGATCAATCCCGATATTGCCTATCAATTTTCCTCAGTGGATAAGTTATTGATAAAACATGACGCATGGAATTTTTTATACAAAGTACATACGGCCACATCATAGATAATCGCGACCTGCTTTCTGTCCACTCCGTTTGCGATCAACCTTCCAGCCTGTGCCCATTGTTCCGGTGATAGCTTTGGTCGCCTGCCGCCGATTCTCCCCTTTGACCTGGCCACAGCTAACCCTGCTCGAGTTCTTTCAATGATGTTTTCCCTTTCCATCTCGGCCAGGGCTGACATGATGTGGAATATGAAACGCCCCATTGGGCTGGAGGTGTCTATGCTGTCCGTAAGACTTTTGAAGTGGATGCCGCGCTGCCGGAGTTCGTCGACCAGAAGTACCAGGTTCCCGTGGGGGGCTCCCCAACGTTCTTCGTCGCGCTACTTCCCAAACCGACCTTTATTCACCCGCATCGGCAGTCATGGCCAGCTCTGCTGCTCTGATTTTTTTATTGTATAAAGAATCAGCAGGCATTTCGACACGCACTGACACAAACTGGTCACGGGGGATGTCGACCGGATCACCATCACCCACGCCTTCCAATTCGTTCCTGGCGAACGCTGGTGCATCAGGGTGAGTACGGTGATAGGTTTTCACCAGCACAGAACCATCGGCGCTAACCTCATAGTCCAGCCAGATTAGGGCCTGCCCATTGCGATCTTTAGGGATATCGAATCCGCCATCTATCCCACCCCAGGCCGCATCTGAGTTCATGCCCATGCAGCCCTCGATCAGATACTCTCCGGCTTTCATGCGAGTTACGGTACAGCCTTCTGATTCGTCATTGGTTACAAATGAACCGTCTGCAAACATCTTAACTACTGGGGAAGCTGCCTTCAACGTTCCGTCGCTTGCTCTTATAGTGTTAACTGTTGTGTAAAACTCTGCGAAATCTGTGTAACCGTTAGAACCAGAGGAATCAGCTATCCTGATAGCAGCGCGAGGAACAGTACCATACGAGGCAGCCCAAAGCTGGAAGCCGGTTGCACCTGTAGATTTTATTTCAAAACCAGCTCGCCACTGGCTAGGCAAAAAACCTATTCCAATGCTCGACGGGACGTAAGAAAAACGAGTGGTATTAGAAGACGGATTGCCAACATGGAGTTGAACTACTCCGGATGCTACGTCAGCGTTCATTCCGAGGCCGAATGAACCGACAGCCATCATATTATGTTCAGAAAGGCCTACATTTCTTGTCGCACTGGACCCTAAACCTAAATTTGCGCGAGCGTCCCCTGCTGTTGTTGCCCCGGAGCCACCCTGCGCAATAGAAAGCGCAGTAGTGAGCCCCTTCAGTTCAGTGATATCGCTGTTTGCTCCCTTTCTGGCAAGTGCGCCTATACCAGGAATATTCACGGAGGCTCCGTTGATGGTTACGGTGATGGTCTGGTTTGCTGAGGTTGTGGCGAACGTCTCCCATGCGCCAATGTTCTCGTCATACTCTTTGATGAGCTGAGACATGCTCTGCGCCAGGCCGTCGACTGAGAGACTATCAGTAACAAGAATGCCGTACTTCTGGCCGCTCAACGCCGGAGACGCGGCAGGCGTAACCGTTAGTGACGTCGCACTGTTGATGGCGGTGATCTGAAACATCTGTACTGGGTTAGAAAGAACAAACAACGTCTGGCCAACCCGAATCTGGCTGGCCGGTGCCGTCCAGTTCGTGCCGGTGCCGGTGGCTGTATTTCCGTTAATGGCGATGGTGCCAGTGTTATAAAGCATATTTTCTCCAGGCAATAAAAAACCCCGCCGGAGCGGGGTTGATTAAAAAGACAGTTTATTCAGACGTACATATCGGGAAGAACGGGAAGGTTCAGTGGCGTTACCGTGTCATTACCAAAAATTGCATACCGCTCGCGCCCCAGATATTTCCCACCCTGAACTGAAGCACTGCCGTTCTGTATTTTTATTCCGAACATTCGATACACGTACATGCCATTTACTTCGTGAGCCATCAGCCCGAATCTGCCCAGCGGAACATAGCCGCTGCCGATGCTCACGGCATTTTTCGAAGGCGTCCAGAGCTGATTGAGGTAGACGAAAGGCCTTCTCGTCGTTGAAAAAGTGCAGACTCCGGCAGCATTGAAGATATTGAGCCCCGCGCCCGGCTGCGGCGCCACGCCACTGGCAAAGATGACAATATCTATCGTGCCGGTCGTTGGAGCATCATCGTTGGTGGATGGAGGGCTGAAGAACCTGACCGTGTTGCCATCGAAATCGACGGTGTTGCCGCTATTGCAGCGCCCAAAGACAATATATTTGGACTTGTCGTACCCCGCTATCGTGGGAACTGCCCAGCCGCCAGTGGGAACATTGACGGTACCCTTCCAGATACACTGTCCTGACTGTGTAGCATTGGTTATTGAGGTGAAGTCAGTGCTGTTGCTGATGAGAAGACCCACACCACTACGCTGGCCTGACGGAAATATCTGCCAGAGGCTACCGGGGAACGTGTACGTACTTTCACGCTCACTGATGCTTACATCCTTCATCGTGGAGTTCTGCGTCACGCGGCCACCGGATATGGTGACCGAGTTCATTTTATGAAGCAGTCCTGAATCAAGGTAAGCCGTCGCATGAGGGATAAACAGCACCTGCGCCCCGGAAACATAACCGGAAACATCAGCATACTTGGCTTTCTGGTAGCCACTGTCAAAGTTGGCCCCAAACGACGGGCACCGCAGGCCCGCCGTTATCTCCATGCGCTTACCGCCGTCATTAAGTTCTATCAATAATCCTGTAGGCATTTTATGTCCATGTCCCCAGAACGATCCGACCACCACCGGGTATGTTGACGGTTACTCCGTCGCCATTGATCACCGTTGTGTTGCCGGAGCCATTGAAAGAAAAATTACCGTTTGTGGCGTAAATCGAGCCGCGAACGGTCACGTTGTTGAACGTCGCATAACCCGACTTGTTTATGTGCCAGCCAACGTTCCCGGTGCCGTCCCAGGTTGAAGATTGGATATAGCTGCCGATCTTGGCGTTTCCAATCGTCCCGTCTCCAATAACCGTGTCCCGAATTATGGTCTGCCCATTCTGGATAACGAAAGGAAGCGTAACGGTCGCTCCGGCCTGGTGCGTTACGGCGAAGCGGTCAGCCAGGAAGATAACCTGCGACTGCATGCCGGATGGCGTGTTCTCGACGCCGATCCCCATCCCTGCGGCGTAATACTGTCCATTGCTGGCGACGCCAACCTTGATGTTATACATCGCTTTCAGATCACCATTAACGTTCGCTATGGCCTGAGCGTTAGTGGTAATGGCTGATGTGTGTCCGTTGACGGTCGCCGTGATACCGTTTATCTGCGTGGCCGTGGCCTGCTGATAATCGGAGAACGTCTGGGTCAGGCTGTTGATGGATGCCTTGTTGCCGTTCACGTCAGTCTGCAAACTCAGTAGCGAACGCGCCGTTGCCTCCTTCTCGTTGACGATCACCTCATCAATGCGGTCCAGCTGCGCGCTGTTACCGGCGACGGATGCAGACAGCGTTTTGCGCGCGGCCACCTGCGCCAGGTTACCCTGAATAATCGCGATGGCGGAGTTCTTCACTCCCCCCGCCATGCCGTCCACAGACACGCTGATGTTATCGATTCGCTGGCCCAGCGCGGTATCAGCAGTCGCAACGGTCTGCTCAAGCTCGTTCAGAGAAGAAGACACATCTCCGACCGTGCTCGTCAGGTTTGTAACGCTGGTCTGAACCTTCCCGATATCCTGGGCGTTTTTTGCTATTTCCTGCGCCTGTTGCGCCAGTTCGTCGTTGGCCTGTTTAATGTCGTCAGCCATACCAGCAATTTTTTCATTGCTGTCTACCGCGTTCTCGATCAGGTCTTTGAACGTATCGGAGCCTTTCATGTCCTCCAGAATTGCACCGGTGATACCGGATACATCGATGCTGGCCTGCCCGCGCACCCAGTCGGTCCATCCGCTCTGATTCCCGATCCTGTCGACAAGCCGTGCCTGGTACCAGAATTCCTGCCCCGCCTTCAGCCCCATCTGCTGATAAAGTTTCTGCGGGTAAGGAACAGAGGCCAATAGAATCGGATTTGAGCCGTCAGCCGCAACGCTGTATTGCAGTTCTGTACTCAACGTGTCACCTGTGTCGGCGGGAAAGCCCCAAGTTATATGGATCCCAAAAACGACATTTTCAGATGCCGTAAGACCGACAGGCTTAGGAACATCCCCCGTACGCCCCTTCAGGTGTGTAAGCGCGGAAGTTGCCCAGAGACTCGATGCACCGCCGGAGTTGATCGCGCGTACACGGACCAGATAATCACCCTCGAAGATGCCAGGCACTTCGATATTGCGAAGACCGGTCTCCGGTACGTTAACCCACTCATTGTCGCCGCGCTTCCACTGCACCCGATAGGCTATGACATCCGCCTGTGGTTTGCCGTTCTTGTCGACCGGCGCATCCCAGGATGCCGTCAGGGTAGCCACTCGCTGCCCCTGGCGCACTGCGTCATAGCTCGCTACCACGATATTGGTCGGCTGGTTGACGAGGCCGGTTGGTATCAGACTGATTGGCGGCGTGTCCAGGCGGGCATTGTTGTCGACCGCATCATATTTTGATGCGTTATATTCGGCCCCGATGATTGTGAAGGTATTTTCTTCATCATCAAATCTCAGGTTCGTAACGCGGAAGTATTGCAGGCGCAACTGCCCGGCATCGATGACGAATACAGCGTTGGGTAACGGCTCTGCCGTGAAAGGCGTGGCGACCACCAGCTGCGTGCCGTTTACGGCCTGGATCACCCTGCTTTCAACGGTACCGCCCCGTGTGCGGATCATCAGTGTGTCACCCGCAACGGCACTGGTTCCCCGATCGGTTATCACAGCCTTCAACCCGGCGTTATATCCGGTTATACGCCCGCCATAAACACGCCCTGAAAGGCGTTCGTCAGCAAATGCAAACACGGTGCCCGGCACGTAGACATAGCCATCAAGCCCGGTCTGTAGCGTGATAATCCGGTCAAGTGAGTTGGAGTACACAGCCCACCCGCCACGGCGCTGTGCTTCGCTCTCGCGCGTACAGCCGATTGCGGTGATCTGCGTTTGCTTAAACTTGAACTGCTTAACCAGGTCCGGGAACATCACCGCTGTTGTGCGGTCCTGATAGTGATTGTCAGGGTCGCTGAAGTTAATCAGCGCGCTGGAGAAGCGGGTCTTTTCACTGCCGCTCGAGTAAACCGGCTTGCCCACCACCGAAGCGCGGGTAAGGATTTGCAGCTTCGACGTGTCCGCCGGCATGTCAGAGACAACATTGAACATGTTGTTGCCCCAGAACGTCATGCCGTTAAAGCCTGCGGCGATATCCTTGATCACCTGCCAGGCGTCGGCCTGCGCCTGAATGTACACGTCAAACATGAAGCGCGGCTCGGTACCGCTTCCGCCTTTCCCGTCGGGTACCTTCTGGTCGCAGCGCTGGGCGATGCGATAGAGCTCCCACTTATCGAGCATTTCTGGCGTCACGCGGCGGCCAAGGCCGAAACGCGGCTCTGTCAGAACATCGAACCAAATCCAGGCCGGGTTATTCGTCCAGCCCCACTTAAACGTCCCGTCCCATGTGCCGCTGTAGGTTCGGGCTATCGGATCGTAATTCGAAGGGATGCGGATAATGCGCCCCTTAGGTTTACAGGAAACCTTCGGGATATTATTGAACGATTTGGCGTTGAACGACACATACAGCAACGCCGTGTGGGGATAACGCAGGCGCGCATCAATAACCTCAGTGATCGCCTGTACCTGCGTTTTGTTCTGCAACATCTGGCTGGTGCTGTCGTCGGTGTCGCGGACCACGCGAATCTGCCAGCCCGTACTGGCTTTCGGAAGATTAATGCGATGGGTAAGTTCATAGAGCGAACTGAGCTTCTCTGTGACGGTTCTTGTCATGACCGTAGAGAACGCACCACCATCTACAGCAAGATCGATATGGTACTTTACGGTAGTGCCGACAATATCCCCGTCGTTTTCCTGCTGCTGCAAACCCGGAATACCAATGCGAACGAGCACAGCGTCAATCTGGGTGTTGCTCAGCGCGCGCGTCCAGGGCGTGGCTTTTGTCAGCGATACGCCGACTGTAGTTTCGTTCTCCACTGCGGGGAAACCCGGAATCGGCGTCTGGGTCTGTGTGCCTGGCCGAAATTCCCAGGAAACGTTTTCAAAGTTCATCGTTCTGTCTGAGTTTCCCAGCGGCGTACCGTCCAGGAAAATGCTGGTCGCATCCAGACCACCAGCAAACTCACCTTCCCCGAGCGCCAGCAGCATGCGGCAGCGCGCCATTGACTGCGCCGAATCAGGTTGTTCTACAGGTGTGTGCTGCTTCTGGCTGCCACCCTTTGCACCAGTGATCGCTTCCATATTACATCCATAAAAAAAGCACCCGACTGGGTGCTTGATATTCAGAAAGGAGTTATCAGATGTCTTCGGCGACTATGCCAGCGCTGATGATGGCACCGCCAATCTCGCGCTCACCATAAAGCAGCGCGACCGGGTTTCCCATCGCAAGGGTATTCACTGAGCCACCAAAGGCATAAGAGGGTTTATTGTCAGGGTCGTCTCGCCCCTGTAACCCTTTGGGCTGGGGCGAAAGCATCTGGTAAATACCGCCGGCCATCATTGACGCGCCCGACATGATAAGTCCAGCCCCAAATGTCAAACCTACGCCCGTCCAGCCGGTTACCACTCCAGTAATGACACCAGCAACAACCATCACGGCGCCGAGGATTGTCTGGAACATGCCGGCCTTCTTCGCCCCTTCCATAACTGGCGCTATGCGAATATCGCTATCGCCTGCCAACTCCTGGAAGTCCTGCACGCCTATGTTGCGCTTACCGCGAAACACCGCGAAGGTCATGCCATTTTTTTTGGCATTCATCAGATAGTCTTCCAGCCCGTCGAAGTTGATACATAGGGCTTTTACCGCTTCGGCAGATGTCTGCACTGCCAGTTTATGCACACGCCCGAAGCGGGCGCCCAGTGCGCCATACAGACGAATGGTGGTTAAACGCGCCATGGCTTTATCTCCTGCGGCAGGTCTTTGTGACGAACGCAGATCATCGTGCGGTCTTTGAAATAGCCTCGGGCATACGGGGTAATGCAGGAAGGCTGGCCGTAAAGGTGGTGGAGCAGTTCACCTTCTTCAGTGATGATGCCCGCGTGGTTCCACTTAGCGGATTCAACCTGCATGATTACCATGCAGCCTGGCGCGGGGTCGCATTCGACAAACCCTTCCCGCTCCCAGTTTTCGAAATAGAGATTGTCCGGGTACTGGCTTTCCCACCACGGGTAATCGACGCGAAAATCGTTCAGCGTGACGCCCTGAATGGCGTGCCAGTCCATAATCAGCCCCCAGCAGTCATTCGAGCCCAGGATAAACGGACGCCCAATAAGCGGCACCGCCTCCGGCATTATCTCGGCGTATTCATCGCTGTCCGGCGCGCAAATGCCCCAGACCACGCCGGAGTTATTGCACTGTTGTCGGTCCAGATCGGACGGAATAGGCCGGGCACCGTCGCCAGGGTGGGAGTGGATGACGCGAATAATCGTCCCGATATCTTCGGCGTTAGCCCAGTGCTCGCCGTCGATGCGGAAATGCTCTGTCGGATTTTCGTGCGTATTCGGCACGGGAATGTAGCGCTGGCGACGGCCAGACTGAATAACGAAGCCACAGCACTCACGCGGGGATTCCTCCAGTGCATGCGCCCGGATAGCTGCCATTATGGTTTTATTCATTGGTACGTCCGGTTATCGGGAAAAAAGCACGGTGGCTGGATAGCCCCCAAAATCAAGGGTCGCGGTATTAGGCTCTGCCAGCCCGGCACCAAACCGCTTACGGCAGTCACTCAGGCAGCCGCCGCACACATCAAGGGCAGGATCTGATACCTGATTCCCTTTAGCGTCGAAATACGCAGTGCCGTTATAGGTGCATCCATCGCCGCTCCGGTACTGCCCGCGTAGCGCCCATTCGCAGAGCGAGGTGATTTGTCGGGTTGGGATAACAAGCCCCTGCAAGTCTGCGGGGCTACTGAGTGACCACGAAACCACTTCGTCGTCTTCGGAGGTTTTCGTGTCAAGCCAGAAGGTCTGAAGCGTGAACATCGACGGGTCGGCAGTCGGGTTCATCCCACCAGGGTAATTCAAAGCATCGAGATAGACCGCATAGGTATCGATAATGCTCACTTTGGCGTTAACCATGTCCTTAAATTGCAGGCACAGCGCAGTGATATGGCCGTCAAGGTTTGAGACGCTGAGAGTGGGCTCCGCCGCCTGGTCTGTTGAAAGCTCCAGGCCTGAAACCTGAAACGGCCAAAAATCGTAGGTGTTGCCACCGAAGACGATTGGCTTGGGTCCAAGCCTTTCTTCATCTCCATTGGCAGCATCAATTTCTTCCGGTGTATGGGGGAAAGGTGCGTAGTGGAATCGGTGAATCCCGCCACTGAATTCTGAGGCGTCAACTTCAACCAGGCGTACTCTGCCACCCGGTGCCAGCATCGCCGCCTGATCGACTAATGCCATTATGCATACACTCCGTAAGCCCGTTTGATGGTGAACGTCAGCTCAGCAAACTTGCTGCTGATCTGATTTTTCCGTACGGAATCGGCGACTACCCGATAAAGCCCCTTCGCTTCGCCGGGCGGCGTGATGATAAAAGCTTTAACGGTATGAGCCAGGAGGAAATCACGAATACTGTTCACCTCCGTTTCGGTGCCGGTATGCTTCATTGGCACCTGAATAGCAGTAGAGTTAATGCCATTATCAGCAACCTGCTCATAGCCATCACCGAACTGCGCAGCGCGCACCGTTTGACTATATTCAATCGCCCCAGCACCGAGCTGCGAGCGCCAGCTGTATGTTTCAACTGCCATATTTACTCCATAAAAAAACCCGCCGAAGCGGGTTATATAATTCAGTATTGGTCGGCAGAAAAACCGCCTCTTAGCGGATTCAGTTATTCGATATGATTCGGATGTAGTGTGAAGTCGCCACGAGAGCCTGAAGCGAATTTCCGCCTGTAGCACATAACGTTCTGGAATCGTACTCTCGAGACCAGTGGCATAACCAATTCTCTAGGTCATCCACTGAATAATCCTTACGAGCCAAACCCTCTGCGATGGTTACGACCTCATCACTGGGTGCTGTAAGCTCATATCCATTCAGCAACAGGAATACGTAACCAGCCATCATGGCAGTGCGTTTGTTTGCATTTGCGAATGGATGATTCTGGATCAGGCTTTCAATTAGCACAGCAGACAGACGAAACATATCGTCTGTCTGCTCATAATATCGAATGGTACTTGGTCGTGACTGTGAAGAACTGAGGTTATTCGGATTCAGGACGCCTATTGGTTCATTTGGCGTCTGAGTCTCGATCAGAGACCTGTTGATGAAAACGATATCGTCAATGGAAAGATAATTGACTCCTTCAACATACTCTATCGTCATCCGTTTTTACTCAGACCTTTGAAAGTTCTTCCATCGCCTTCTCGTAACGAGCAAATCCAAATTCAAAGGCATTTTTAACTTGACCAGTATGTGAACATGCTTCGCTGATCGCTGCACGAGGTTTCGCCACTGTGGATTTGTCACGAGGCGGAATGTACAAGCGATCTGCCTTTTTTAATGCGTGACCCATGATTATCACCCTCATGCACGTTTGGCAGTGCTTTCTCAAATTGTAGGATGCAAACACATCCAAATAATTCATGACCACTCTTAGTGGTTGAGGACAATTTAATACCATTCTTCTTATTTGAGCAATGGGTCTATGTCTGAAGATGGATGCACGTTCGACGACATTTCCGAAGCACTTAAAGCACGTTGAAATCAGTTTCACCGAAGTTACCTCTAAGGTGATTGCAGAATCACAACATGATCGTGCAAAGTTGCAATACGTTCCAATGCGTTTCAATCTGTACCAATGCGCACAAATAGCACTTTTTGCACAAAAACAGTGTCCAGATAGCAATGCACCAACCAAAAGATTGCTGTAGTATTTCGCCCCCTTTGAAAGTGACGCTCAGATTTCAACCAACAAGACCGAGTCTTACGCCGACAAAAAAGCCCCGCATCTGCGAGGCTTGTTGGGCTATAGGCCCGGGAGGTCTTGGTTAGTGGTTAAAATGCGGTTGGGTAAATCCCAAATTCTGAACCAGAGCCGTAACCTATCCTGTAAGTTAATACCTTACCTTCGATTACTTTACCTGCCTGCTCACTCATTCCCCCACCACACATTCCTTTTGGCCACGCGCTGAAGATGTGATCCCCCAAGGTGGGGTAGATTGTGATTTTTTGTTCAGGGTCAAGATCGGCAACTTCACGCCCATCGACATAAACCCTCGTCAAACAAGCACTCCCCACATAACCAGAGTCACGTTTAATCACAACCTCCCCGGTGCCAGCCTTTTTCGTGAAGAGAGTGTTATCAAGAATTTGTTTTGCTGGCGCTGGCTTAGCCTGCTCAGTTGAAATTGGCTTGGTGGCACACCCAACCAAAGCGATGATACCCATAACCAAAATAAGTTTCTTCATGTCCCTATCTTCCCTCGGTGAAAGCTCGGACTAATCCTAACAGCATTCAGACAAAGGCAAAACCAGCAGAAGCGGGCTATCTACCTTTGCTAAAGTTGTAAATCATGCCACCAGGCTTAAGGTGCTTCTGGATAACCTGCAACGCAGCGTTCTGCATTTCATCAGCAAGGGCACGGCCCATAGCATCACCTGAGCTGGAAGACTGAACAGTTGCAGAACCACCAGCATCAACGTTAACGGTGGTATTAATAACCGGAGCCATACCGCCACCGCCCTGGGCACGCACTCCCAACCGCCCTGCTGAATCTTTAGCTAACGGCATAATAGCTTCCGGCCCTGCTTCTCCAAAGACGCCACCTTTGGCAAACTTCGACGCCCCCTGGAACGTGAAGTATTGAGGAGAATCGTAGACGCCATTCACATACTTACTTAACCCGGATGAATCATACACGCCGCCTTTGGCATTGAACGTTACGCCAGCAGCAGCGTTCGCATATGATCCCCCTGGGGTGCTTCCGCCTTTGCTGCCACCGTTTATCCAACCCATCGCAGCCTGAACTGCATAGGCAACCAAGAGTTGATTGGTTATCTGAAGAATCATCTTCAACATAGACTTCCCGAACTCTTTAACCGAAGCGGTTCCGGTTGTCATGAGTTCGGTGAGCATGTCAGATAGACCTGTCAGTGTGGAACTGGCCACATTCTTAACGGCGTCATAGGTGTTGGTAGCGGCGTCCAGATATTCATTCCAGCCAGCAACAGCCCCTGCCTTCCAGTCGCCCCGTAATTTGTCCTCTTCGGCATAATATTTCCTGAGAGCTGCCAGTTCTTTTTTATAACCGGCATCGTCAAGCTTACCGCCACCGTTGAGCCAGCCCTGGCGAAGCTGCGCCTCTTCCATCATGCGCTGCGTTTGCCGACTGCTGAGGCCTGCACTATCACGCAATGCATCGGTTTTTTCCGACATCTGCGTGACGTATTTATTCGCCTGCTGCGCCAGGCCGTTAATCTTCTGCTGCGCCTCTACTTCCTTGTTCTTCTGATCAACCACCTTGGCGGCGTTCAGAATCGCCTCACGGCTCGACAGTAAAGATTTTTCCTGAGCAGTCAGCGCGCGGGTTTTGGCTGCCTCATCCAATTCAGCGAATCGAGATTGCTGTTTACTGAACTCGGTGTTTTTAGCGTGGGTTTCTCCTGTTTGTCGGAGGGTCTCGAGCGTTTCAGTTAACGTTCTGGCCTGGGCGCGATAGTTCTCCAGGGTGCGATCGCCAGCTTCCAGAGTGGCTTTCGCCTCTTTGGTCTTTTTGTCTGAGTCCTGAGCAAGCTTCGAAACAGCATCCTTAGTTTGCCGATCAACTGAGCCTGTGCCTTTTACACCACCAGAACCATTCTTCGCTTCCTCCTCCCATTGCCACTGGGATTTACTGAGATTAGCAATGTGCTTATTGTACTCAGCTGTAAGCTGAGTATATTCCTTGCTTGCAGCCTTTCTGCTCTCGGCAACGCTCTCAGCGAGCCCATCAAACCCCATGGATTTGATGAGAGCTTCCCCGCCCGGTAGTTTGTTAGCAATATCCGTGAAACCGGTAATCATCCCCCCCATAATTTCAAGGGAGACCTCTTTCATCTTGACGAAAAGGGCTTCAAACGAAGTGCTCAATAACTTGAACACCTCGATAACCTGATTGCCCCAAGCCCGCACAGTAATTCCGATCTGGCCGAAAGTGTCAGAGGCGAATGCTTTTAGCCCAGTCCATGCTTTGCCAATATTGTCCGTTGCCTCAATAGTCTCCTGTGCGCGTTTTTCCATGACGCCAGCAAACAGGTTAATGGCTTCAGTAACAGCCGCCTGCTCACCCTTCTGCTTACGAAGCTGGATGATGTGCTTAATCATGGCCTCATCAACGAAACCATATTGCTCATTGAGGCTGGCCAGCCCTTTAACCGGGTCGCTGACAATCTTGCCGAAGTCGGCCATTGCCGTTTTGGTATCGTTTCCGGCCTTACCCATGAGGGTGATGGTCGTTGCGATCTGCTTCATCTGGCTGGCGGTATATTTACCAGTATCGTTCAGCGTAACCAGCGTATCGACGGTGGAACTGATCGATGTATTCGTCTTGCCGGCCACTTCCTCAGCGGCCTGGTTGAGCTGCTGCATTGAGGAGAAGCCAGCCCCACCCATCATAATGACCGAGCGTGCCACCTGGTCAAATTGCTCCGAGGAGTTGTACGCAGCGGCAGCCAGCAGGCCGATCGTGCCAATCAGACCACCAAGTGCAATTGTGGTAGGGTTAATCATCCCAGCCATACTGCGGATGTATTCGCCGACACCGGACAGCGCCCCCTGAACCGAGCCGAACTGGTCTTTAATCTGCCCGCCCTGTTGCAGCAGGATCAGGAACGGAGACTGACCGCCAGCCAGCTGCGTAGCGATATCGGTGAACTGTGCCGGAAGCGTACGCATCGCTGCGCTGTACTGACCAACGGAGATTCCAGCGCGCCGGGCAGCAGCTTCCTGCCGGGATAGAGCTTCTGGTAGTACGTCTGCGACACCAGAGAGGCGCTCACGCGTCTGGTTAAGGATTGTGTTAAAGTGCTCGAACTGAGCACCGTTAATGCGCCCTGCTTCGAAATGGGCCACCAGCTGTGCGTGCTGTTCATCCAATGAATTAAACGCGCGGATAGTCGGGTCGATGGAACCCAGCAGGTTCTTTAACGCTGCGGACTGCTTCTCTGCCGCCTGGGTAGCGGCTAATTCGGCCTGAGCGCGCGCCGCGGCTTCTCCGGTATCGGTCAGCTTGAGGCGGGTGTCGTCCAGGATTTTTTGATAATGAGTAAATTCCTCAGTATCGAGTAACCCCTTGCTATGAATTGTCCGCAGTTTTTGCTGCTGATCATCAAGCTTACCTAAGGCTGCGAGAGTTGGATCTATGCTTTCAAGCAGCCCCTTGAAGGATTTTTGTTGCTCCCATAAAGCCGCTGCGCTCTGCTTGCCGGCATCGGCCCCAGCGCGAAACACGCTATTCAGATCATCTGCTTTATCTACAGCACCGGCCGCCGCCTGGCCGAGTTTATCCAGTTCGTTGCTGGCTGTTTTCAGGTCAGAAACATCGGCCCGCAAAGTAATCGAGGCGATCTGGTCTGTCATTATTTCGTCTCCTTATGCATTACCTTGAGAGCCTCGCTTTCCATAATTTGAAGGTCAGCCATGCAGGCCGCCGCATCCTCAACCCCGTGTAACTCGAACATCCAGGGGAGAACGTTGTAATCAAGGCCGGTCGCCCCGCTCGCGCCGACTCGCCACTGGGTCGCCAGGGAAGAGAAGATGGTGAAGGACCTCCACACTGAGGGCAGTATCCCCACCTCTTCCTCCACGTCCTCAGGCGTCAAACCAAAAGCGCTCAGCTCCGCGAGAGTCGGTCCCGGCGTATACAATGCTGCGGCGACCTGCCTCAGTTTTTTTCGCGGATACCCATCAGCTCTTTGGTGTATGCCAGACCAATGCTGTCGAACGCGCGTGGATAGTTCCGCAGAAGGACAATAACGTTTTCGCGGTTGAACTCATCGGGAAGCGCCCACCCCTCGACAATTTCCATGAGGTAGTCGGCCTGCGGCTCGATAGCATCCTTTTTACCTTCGGCGGCCTTTTGCATCTTCGCATCCATGGAGCGCAGCTCTTCAAGCGTTTTATGGCGGAAAGTGAACGTCAGCTTGCCGTCTTCGGCACCAGCGCGTGGAATGTTCGCGGTCACAGAAAAAGTTGGGTTGGGGATCAGAGAAAATTTGGTCATTACGGTTCCTTAGAAAAAAAGAAACCCGCCGAAGCGGGTTGAGTATTCGAGTGCGTGATGGGAGGTTAACGGTTGTAAAGCAGGCCGCCGGGCTTCAGCGCGTTTTTAATAGTATTGGTGGCCGCTTCGCTCACCGCCTGTTGCAGGCCAGCTACTGACGCTGTTTGCGCATCAATATTTGCCTTGAGGGATGCGAATAAATCACTTTCACGCACGGCATCAATGATGGCCTGCTTCATTTCATCGCGAAGCCTAATCTTCGTCTTCGCGCTTGTTGCGGCGGCGTTTTTGATGATGGATGAAGCGGTTTCATGCACCGTATAGCGATCAGCCATAAACTCAACGGTGCTCTGGCCATCTTCAACTTCAATAGCCATACCCGCAGCGTGCTGTTTGCCATTATTGTTGATATTCAGATTTACGCTATAGTTCGCAGAAACAATGCTATTACCAATTGCGGTATCCTTGATTAAGGGCTCTGCGCCATCAATCTTGCCAATCCTTGCTCTGATAGCTCCATCGGCATCGTTCAGGCTGATGAGTCCGCCGGAAAACTGCACTGGCAGGCTTTCCCATGACGTTGGCACTCCGTCATCATCCACTCGCAGTGCCACTAATTTAAAACCGTCTGGCATCATGATTTTTTGAGAACGTTTGAATGGTGAGTCTGTGTAACCGGTAAAGCAGATAGCCCCAACGTTGAAGCCCTCAAAGATAGTCCCGGAGTGCCAGTCAGGTTTAACGGCATAAAGATGCACACGGCATTTATCTCCATGCTTAATCTGGTTTCCGGGGCCGTCAGTAGTGATGGTTCCTAAAGACGGGAGCGTTACTGTTGCTTCACAAATTTGATATGTCTGAGACATGATATTTCCTTTTAGACGTGAGCCTGTCGCACGGCAAAACCGCCGAAAGTTATCGGTTTGCCCAGGCTCACAGCTGAAAGACTTTCTTCGATGTGCGCGTGCGATGCGCAAAATAAAGCCCGGCGCGCCGGGCCTGTTTGGTTAGCTGACAGTGACGGTGCAGGCAGCGGAAGTAAGGGTCTTGCCCGCGGCGTCGGTGACTTCGCAGGTGTAGACGCCAGCATCGCTGGATGCGACAGACGGAATGTTGAACGTTGAGGCGGTTTTACCAGGCTGAGCGGTGCTGCCTTTCTTCCATACATAGGTGTACGGCGCGGAACCACCCTGCATAACCACAGCCAGATCCAGCGCAGCGCCAGTTGCGAGTGCTTTCGTGGACGGAAGGTCGGTCAGGAACGCCAGCGGCGTCACGGATGAATCGGCGATCGGGTAAATCTGCATATCCGATTCGAAGTTCATACGCGCTTCGTTGCTCTCAACGGCGTTGATTTCGGTACGCGGCACGCGCTGGAAAGACACTTTGGCAGAGTAGTAACGATCCGCTTTGCCGCGCGGGTTGTGGAACCACACCGCTGTGGTATCGCTGGAGTCGTCCAGGTCAATCAGGCGCTTGTAGATCGCCAACATCGGGTCGTGTGCGAAGGTGTAGACCTGAACCACGGCGTTTTTGAACGTCGGGATGGTACGGGCCTTATCATCTTCCAGGAACTGCACGCTGATGGTCTGCTGGTCACCACCTTCAGTTGATAGTGTCATCACCTGAGGCATGGTGATCCATGAGTCGATTTTGCGCAGCGTGCCCGCGCCAGTGCCTGCCGGGAATTTGGTGGTGTCGGTAGTATCGAATGCTTCCAGCACGATTTTATTACTGGTCACCGATTTGACGCGCAGCACCATGTTATCGAGCTTTAACCAGCCGGAACTCACCTGAACTACGTCACCGGCCAGAATGCCGGAGGCCGATGCAACGGTCAGTTCGCATTCCGTCGCGTTAGAGGCAGCGGTAAAGGTGATTGGGGCTTGATAGGCCTTGGCCACGTTCACACGCGAGCCGTTAGGGATTGCGAATGCCATAGCACTCTCCTGAATTTAGGTAATAAAAAACCCGCCATCCGGCGGGTCAGTAGTCAGCGCGGTACTGCATGCTGACGGGAATGGTGTAGGTTATGGAGCCACTGGACCCGTTGGGCGCCGAGGTTGGCCGGTCCTGGATGGGTTGTCTCACCTGCGGCGGCCCGTTGATGTAAACCGTCAGATCACCGTCCACCAGCGGCAGTCCTTCAGGGAATGCATCTGCCACCGACTGGGCAAGCCCTCTCGCCTGGCTCACGCCTGAGCCTGCGGGAGTAATGATGTTTACCTGCAAGATCCCCTGATAGGTACGCATCAGACCTTCTATGTCCTGACCTACAGTTTGTGCAGGTAAAACATAAACACGGGCGTATGGCGCATCCGGTGGATCAAATACGATATTCGGCCAGGCGATCGGCAAGCCGAGAGAGGCCGAGATTATGGCTACCCGACTCTCCAGCAGGTCAGCTATTCGCATGGACTGATCACCGACCATTGCGTACCTCGCTCATTGCCTCTCGGAAATATTGCGCAGCATCCAATGCGGTCAGTCCGACCATGCCGCCGGGCGCCTGATTCGAATGACCATTCTCCAGCGCCTGGACATATGGCAGGTTATTGGTAAAGTAAATAGAGTTCACCTGCCCCACCCGGAACACTTCGAGCACCGCCAGCCCGCGGGAGTTGGAACCCTGCCCGGAAGCATCTGGGGTATCGTTCGTCTCTGTAGGCTGGCTGTCGAGACCCACATACCAGTTATTTTTGAATCGCCCGCCGACATAACCCTCTGGCTTTTTGATGTCCATCGAATCGTTGACACGCAGGCCTCGCCTGAGCCGCCCTGCTTTTGTAAGGTTGGCCGGATCATTACGTAGCGCCGCGTTATGCTCTCGCACCGCGGTGTTATAGGCTGATGCCGTCTGGTTTACCTGCCAGATTTCTGGCTGCCCGACAGGTGACATGTCCACCAACCGCCCGAGGATTTTGATACCCGTCCGGCGGACCGCCTCCTCAATCTCCTGCTTTGAACCATCTACGAACAACTGAATGGCAGCCAGGAACGGCTGATTTGCAGAACTGGTCATAATCAGGTCCTCAGCTGGATGTTGTAGGAGATCAGCACATCTGCGGGCTTAACCGGATTCGGCTGAACCACGCGCCACTTTTTGCCGTCGATATCAATGAGGTCGCCAATGCGCACTTCCGTTTCAAACGTGGCCGCCAGTTTCTTATCGCCCGTAGCAATCAGTGAACCGTCGATTTCACGCGTGGAGTATTCGGTGATAACGCCGGTAACGGTCGCTGTAATAGGCTCGGTGATAACCTCTTTCCCGTACTGATCGCGGGTGGTGGTTCCGCCGCGAGTCAGTTGGTAGGCTTTGCCGTTCTCCGTCAGCAGCCGCGTTGCCGTGGCGCGCATGCGGCGATAGTCGATTGCCATGCTACCCCCTTTCGATCCGGACCTGGTTGCCGCCCACCACAAGCCCGCGCAGCGAGGAATAGAACCAGGGGAATGAAGGAGTGGCCTTATTCGTTCCCGGCTCGTACTGCACAGAGACGGCCCCCTGTACGCTCTCAGCTATGACCGCGCCGCCACCGGAGACCGACGGCGTGAGATCAATCTCCTGCGACTCGATAGCCAGGCGGCATTGGGCATCAATCAGGCGCTGTGGAATAGCATCATCCGGCAGGTCCACGCCATCGAAGCGTACGCCGGAGCGCGGCCAGGATAGAGGCTGAGATGCGCTGGAGCGCTGACCACGCCAGGACCTTCCTTCCAGAAAGTCCATCGACTGCATCAGCATCTGGCTACACTCGCCATCTTCGGCAGGAATGGTGTATCCACGCGCGGCGGCAAAGACCCGCAGGTCGGACACGCTGGCGTAGCTGTTAAAGTCCGGCGAATGGGGATCGGCAACCAGCATGGTTATTCCTCCAAACGCCAGTCCAGCGCCCGCCAGTTATTCACTTCGTCAGGATGAACATCTGCGCGCAGCGGGCCGCCTGGGAATTCTGGGGTGTCGCGAACCATGACCACCAGCTCAATACCCTGCTGTTCCTGCTGCTGTTCCTGCTGCTGTTCCTGCTGCTGTTCCTGCTGCTGTTCCTGCTGGGCAGGGTTATTATCAGCGGTCTGCTGAGCTGCAAGCTTTTCCGCTTCACGCTGCGCGCGCTGCTCTTTTGTTAATCCGGCCATCGGGCCTCCTGAATAACAAAGGGGCCGAAGCCCCCTGGGTTAACCCATGATGATGGTGGAATGTTCAGGCTGAACGGAGGCCACACCCCACGCCACACCAACCTCGTAACGCACCTGACGGTATTGGCGGTACAGCGCGATCTGGAAGGTAATACCAGAGACCGGATCGGTTACGTTCATCACGTCATCAGCGGTATCGCCGCCTTTTGGCATGGCCGGGGTACGGCAAGCCAGCAGGAATGCGTTACGGTCAAAGGCAACGTTTGGCACGAACTCGCTCAGCACAGTGACAGTTGCCTGATCTGCCAGATCCTGACGCAGGCCAGGTGCGCCGATGGTGATAGTCGAAGAGGTTGCCGCTACAACCATGTACTGGTTGTCATCACCATCGAACTTGACTGCGGTCCCGGCAGCAATACCGCCAGTGCCAGCAGAGATAGCAATAATGATGTCGCCCTCTTTCTTCTCGCCATTGACCTTATAGCCCGCCGCCGTGCTTTTCGCGGTGCGCTTGATGTTGGCGGATTCGTGCAGGTTAAAGCCCATCACACGACCAATGATGCCTTCACGCAGCAGCTGATCGGTACCGGCTTCGTTCGCTTTGAACAGTACGGACTGTTTACCACGGATTGACGCCATCGCTTCGCCGCCCAGTACCATGCGCAGGTCAGTGGTTGGTGCGCCGTTATCAGTCAGCACCTGACGAGCGTTCGCCGCATCAGACAGGTCGTCTTTGACACTGAACGGTGTATCTTTTGGAGCACCAACAGCGCGGGAAGACTTATAAGCCAGCGATGCCAGGTCAGCATCCATTTCGTTGCTCAGTGCGCGGAACGCCTGAGAAAACTGGTCAGCCAGGACAACGTCATAAGTGCCTGATGGTCCGATGGCAAGCTGCTCTTCACCATTCCATTTGACCGGGGCCATTTTGGATTTGGTGATTTTCACGTCCACGGTACCAATGTTCTGATCACCGTCGTTTGGCGCGGTTGCCGCCGGAGTGATATCAACGGTGGTGGTTTTTGGTGCTACCGGTGCGGTCACGGTTTGGTCTTTGGCCGCGGCATCGGCTTTAGCGTTACGGGCCACCGCCGGGATAAAGCCCACCTGCTCACGGGATACGCGGTTCAGTGCCGTGTAGATGGTCGGGATCAGGCCAGTCAAAGTGTTGGACATTTATTTTCCTTTCGATTAATCAACGATGCTCGTGCCGCCGCCAATCGCAGCCTGTTGTTCAGCTGGTGGCAGGGCGTCAAAAGCAGCGCGTTTCATGGTTTTCTGCCCAGCCTGATGCTGCGACTGGTGAGAACCACCGCCGCTGTTGCCGGACGCTTTGAGGATGTAGTCTTTCTGCGGGTGCGACTCGACCAGAGATTCCAGCGCTTCATCGAAGCTGGCCAGCTCGCCGGGCTTGGTGCGGGAGAACACCTTATTGCCCTGACCGTCGAAGGCCACGACCTTGCCGTCTTCGATTTTGAAGTTCTGCCCGAAGTACGAACGCACGAACTCAGCCGGGATCGCCATCTTCTCTGAAATGAATTTGGAGCCACCGAAGCGGCCGCCGATCATCTCGTCGTAGAGCTGGCTTTCGAGCTGTTTGGTCTTGCCGTTCGCTTCATCCAGCTGCTGCTGGAATACCTTGGTAATCTCAGCCTTAACCTGGTCAACAGCGCCAGCGTCGATCAGTTTTTTCTGGTCGATTTTGGTCATCATCTCCAGGGCTTCGAGCGCCTTGGTCGGATCGGTGATGCCAGAGAATTTCGCGAGACTGGCTTCCGCCGCCTCCTTCGCTTCACGGTGAGTTTTAGCTTCACCGTTCAGGGAGGTGATTTTGGTCATCGCTGCGGCTGCGTCGAACGGGATTTCTTTGCCATCATCATGGATGTACACAGGCATACCGTTTTCAACGACCACATTTCCGTTAGCATCAAGTTTCAGTTTCATTGTTTTTGCTCCAGCCTTCCGGCCATTGGTAATAGGTCATCCGACCTGGTCACCGCGTCGCATCCGCTTAGCGGCAGGCATAAAAAAAGCCGCCCGAAGGCAGCCTTGAGTTGAATGTTGTAATGCTCAGAGCTTATTGATTATTTGCTCTGCGATTTTTGCGTCTTCTTCTGACGGCTCACCAGATAAGGCATAGGCAATCATCGCAATCATGATGAATTTGCGCTCAGCCTCGGTCAGGGTGACAGTTTTGTCTTTCTCAGTTTGCATGGTTAACCCTCAAACGCCGATGCATCCACGCGGCGCAGCTCGTCCAGGGTCAAAAACTCCCCGGCATCATTGAACATCTCAGGCACGGTGATTTTGCCGTCACGCAGCATCCGCGCGCGAGTAACGCCCAGCACCTGCTCCTGCCGTGCGTACGGTTGTCTTACGAGCCATTCGGCATAGCTGGTATGCGAAGGCACCTGTCCATCCATCGAAGCGCGTGTGGCGCTGCTCAGTTCGCCAGAGGCTATCTGCAATTCCTCCCACGATTTAGTGATCAGAATTTCGCATGAGCGACAGCAGAAATGAATTTTGCCGGGCCCGCGCAGATATGGGATTGCATGGCCCAGCGGCTTGCCATCGAGCGAGTAGAGTTTGCGGTCGCGGATGATGCACCACTGGCTGGTGTGGGTGTCCAGAGTCGAAGACCACTGTTTAGCCTTCACGATATCGCTGTTGGCTTGGGCGAACTCCTGGCGCGCTGTAGCGGCCACATGGTTCACCGCCGTGCGGGTTACTACCGCAAGGTCTCGACGTGAGGCATTGATAACCCCGTCCTGGCGTTTAAGTTGCGGCGTGCCGGCGACCCGCTTCACAATTTGCTCGACGGTTTCACCCTGAAGAAATCCGGTGCGCACGGCACTGGTAATTTTTTCCTGCCGATCCGATTCGAGTTTCTTGCCCCACTCTTTCAGCAACCTCCCCTGGAACGGCTGCGCCACCGCAGCAGCATAGACCTGTTCCGGGACAATGCTTTGCAGCGGGACATGCTTAAGCACCTGTCCTGGAATGAGGCTGCTGAACAGGTCAAACTGATACCCGGTCTCATAATCAGCGTAACGCGTCAGTTCGCGCATCAGAGCAGCATTGACCGGTTCGTAGGCCTGCTGGTTTAGATCCCGCACACCAGCCAGTAGCGATGCAAGGCGACGCGCGCTGTAGTTGTCAGCGCGCTTACCCTCCAGCAGTACAAGCAGTCGGGCAGCCAGTTCAGCATCCATCCTGTTAAGCAGCGTCACCATTCGTCGGGCAACGCCCGTACCGTAGCGCGTCACGTAAAGTCCGTGAGCTATGGTCTCGTCCTGCAACCTGTCGTTTACCGAACGAGCCATATCACACCTCGCCAGGTGGCGGTTCAGTTAAAGATGCTGACTCAGCAAGCAACTCGCTCAGAACCACATCGGGATCAGCGTCGGCATCAATCAGGTTGAGTTTTTGCAGGGCTCTGATTGCATCGATACGACGAAGGTCACCGCCCTGGCGCAGCGACTGAATGGCCATCGCCGCTGGTGGATTAAACTCTTTCGACTCGACATCAAGCTCGGTGCGCACATCAACGTTGCCGCCTTCCGCTTCACCGATGTACTCAGCCATGATTTGCAGGATATTGTCGATCGCATCTTCCAGGCTTGTCGCCATGGTGTAGAGCGGTGACTGCTCCTGCATTTTCTCTTCAGAGGTCTGGTCTACCGATTTAGTTGAGGTGTTTTCGGTGCGCAGCAGCTTCGCACCCGCCTGTCGCATCTGCTCCACCAGCTCTGACAGCGACTCTTTGCCGGCACCGATGGAGGAACCTGTGTGCTCGACGTATTCCAGGCCCTGCCTTTGCCGATCGGAGAATGAAGTGGCAGAGGATGAGCCAATCACAAGTTCTTGCCCCTCCTCCAGCCCGAACACCGTGAGCAACGGCACTCTGGCGACGTGCAGGATGTTGTCCTGCTCGCTCTGGCTCTGCCAGTGCTTGATATTCAGCAGGGCCATGTTGAGCAGTGGCGGTGATCCGCACATAAACCCGGTGCGCTTGGTGTAGAGCGTGACCAGAGTGATATCCTGGCGGGATGTCTGCCACTCCTCGAATAGCGCCCAGTTCGCGGCACCGTCAGCATCTTTGGCCTTGCGGTAAATTTCCACCTTTCCAGGTGTCAGGTACCGTATTTGCTCGACCTTGGTCTGCCCGAAGTCGTCGCCGTCTTCGACCACAACCTCTTTGATACGCAGCGCAGTCAGCACCACTTTGCCGTCCACCATTTTCGACTTCCAGCCAATTACCTGGCGTGGATTAAGCATGGTGACATAGGGGCGCGCGCCGGTAGCTTTCTCTTCAGCTTTGGTTTTCACCTTTTCGGTGTCCACCCTGGGATAATCCACCAGCGCGTGGGAGAGTCCATACTGCATCGCCAGACCGAAGAATGCCTGCGCCCATACGTCCAGGCGCGTCCCCTCAAGGTCGAAGTTTTTCGCATACTCTCGAAGCTGATCCGGCACATTCTCGGCAAGCTTAATGGGCTCGGCGAATACACGCCCGATGTTTTGCTTAATGGTCTCTTCGTAGGCTGGCAGAAGCGTGGCCACGGCGAGGCGTTTTTTGTAGTCCTCTTTGTCTTCTTTTGGCCAGCGCGGGAGATAAGACTCTCCAAGCTGTCGCATATAGAGCGTGCCGCCCATCAGGGCATCGTTGATATCCCACGCCTCGACCATGTTCCCATAGTCCAGATTGGGTGTTGAGATGTCAGGCATGGAATTACATCCGTAGTTGAGTGACTTTTCCGGTCGGCTTGATGATCGGGAATTGCTTCACGATGAAATAGCCACCAGCATCGTTGGGGTGATCGTTGTCGGCTGATTTATCCGGTTCGCCGTTTGCCGCCCATACCTGCTGCTCAAGGCTGTCGGTATAGACCGGGCAGCGAGCAACATTCACTTTGTAGCGGCGCTCGCCGTTGCCATTGCAGAACATGGCGTTCATGGAGTTGATGCGATCCTTCACTGGCGGGTTGGCTGCGTTTACCACCACGCTGAATCCGGCCTGTTTGAGCTGCGCAATATCCGTAGCGCTGGCGTTATTCGATTTGCGCGAATCACCAGAGGCATCTGGAAAGATATAAATCTGCCTGGACGACACGTAGCGTCCGCCCTCGTAGCGCCAGAACTCTTCCTGGATACGCTTTATCATGGCCGGCGTGTCATAAACTTTTATCAATTCGCGAACGGCGCGCGGCTCGCCATTCCGAAGGACGTGGACGATGGCTGCCATTTTGCCAACGTTAAAGTCCATGCCGATATACAGCGGCTCGCCTGCCTGTTCTTCATCGGTGCAGTTATTCAGGCGTCGATCGAACTGGTGATAGATAGTGCCGCTGGTCAGGTTGGTGAAGCGCCCCCTCAGATACGCCTTAATCAACTCCGGAGGATAGGAGTTCATCAGCGAAGGGATGTAATCCGCGGGCAGGTTCTTCGCGTTGTCGAACGTACTGGCCTGAATCAGCCCGTACAAAGCAGAAAGCTCAGGTTTTTCACGCACAGCCTTAACGAACTGCTGGTAGACGAATTTGAACCCTTCTGGCGTGGTCGTGACGTCAATACCGTTACGCAGCCCATCAACCTTATAACGCATACGGGCAATGATTTTTCGCCACGCCTGCTGCGCTTTGGCAGCCGCCATAACGTCCAGCTCATCCACCATCGCGTTACCGATTTTAAAGCCGACTATCGAGCCGGGCTTCTCCATCGAGCGGCAGATAGTTGTCCCGCGGTACCGTCGCCCCTCGTAGAAGTGAACCTCTTTGTTCCCCTCGTTGATTTTGACGGTCAGCCCCCAGTCAAAGGCCACCTCTTCAATCGTCGGGTAGAAGATGTCACGAATTTGCGGGTACGTTGGCGCGAAATAGCCCTGGTTAATCTTCGGGTGTTCCCACATTCCTTTGCAAATGCCGCCACAACCCACCCACGTCTTACCGGAACCGAACCCAGCAACGTAGGCTTTGAATTTGTGCTGCATTGCCAGGAACCGCGCCTGAGGGATATTAAGTGTCGGGCTGATCCCCATCTTCCGCCCTCGCGTCCACTACGTTGATATTGATTGCAACTGGCGTTGGTTCGTCATCATCACCATCACCGGCCAGCTCTTTGCGGAGTTTCTCAACCTCCAGCTGCCGGCGGTCGATTTCGATCTGCTGGAGGCGCTGCGCGAATTCGCTATCTGCCAGGCCAAGCCGCTTCATAACGGCTTCATACATGCGCTCGCGGCTGATAGCGGTTATCTCGACGCCATTCTTCCCCAGCTTCACACCGGAATAAGCCAGAGCAGCAACAGGGGAGAGTTTCCGGGTGTCGGCGAAATACGGCTGGCCAATACCATCGCCGTTGCAGCGCGGACAGCCAGGGTTAGGCTCTCGGGTGTGATCGTAGCCATAGCCGCCCCTATCATTTGGCTCTTTACCTTTTTTCGCTACAGCCTCAGCGAGCTTCTCTTCAAACTCCACGGCATCACGCCACTGATACTGGTGGCCAAAGCCCCAGCAATAGCGACAAGCTCCGCGACGATACTGTGAAAGCTGGTTTGCATCGAAAGTGGCAAGTTGCCACATCTGGGAGAGAACCTCATCAGCACTGCCAAGCGTGCGCGCAATGGAGGCTTTCTGCTGCTGCGCAATGGCCTGTGCAACTGAAGTTTTCTGAAGAAGTTGATAACCGATTTGTTCAGCGGATTTTTTGCTATAACCCGCCCTGATAGCTGCTTGTGTGGCGTTACCATCCTTTAGGTATTCTGCGACAAAACGCCTTTGCTGTGCCGTTAATCCATCATCATCCACCAGCTCTTCTGCGCTTTGTTCTTTCTGCGCAGTGCGCACTTTTTTCTGCGCAGATTTTTGCGCAGTTTGCGCAGAAGGTTTTTTGATATATCGGCGTGCGGTTGCATAATTCAGTCCCTGCGCTTCACACCAATCCTTCGGTGATACGCCGGTTACGGCATGGTCGGACAGGAACCGTTGCTGAAGCGCGCCCCAGTCCGGTTTTGCCATATTGTTTATTCCTGTTTGATGTATGGCAGGAAGTGACTGAACATGCGATCCAGCATGTAGCAGTACGTTTCGTTGGCGTCTTCCGGCTTGGTTGTCACGCCGACATCACAGCAAACGTAAAAGCATACGTGAGCGCATTCATGAACGAGCGTGGATATCTGATTATCGAATACTCCGATCAGGTAGCAACGCTCTCCGGTATCGGTGTTTTCATAGTTGCTTGCCAGTCCAGAGTTAAACGGCCTCTCATCCCCGCTGCCGCCAAGGAATTTATCAGCGTGCTGAAACTGTTCTCTGGTTGTTGCGAGGTAGACATGCGCACTTTGAAACAGCGGAATGGTGAATGCCGGAAGTCTGTGCCATTTGGCTTTTGCCATTTGTTGCTCCGTCATTATCCGTTGCAGGGGTTATTTTTGATTTATCCGCTCAGTGGGATATCCATTATCAAGCCCACCAGCAGGTGAGCTTTGGAATGGCTACTGGCGGTCATTATGCTCGTAACGAGATACCGTCTTCCCGTTCTGGTTCATCACGTAGGCGACCTCGCCAGGTTTCAGGAATACATTTTTGTCCATTCCCGATACCGCGATGCTCTGCTGCCCCGGATTGAACCCTACACTCAACCCGCAATGAATCTCTTCACCGCCACCTGGCGACATTACTTTTACTGTTAACATGCTTCTTCTCCTGCTTCTTCTGGGAATAAAAAAGCCCCGCTATTGCGAGGCTCTTGATGATTCGATTTTCCTGATTGCTGCCTTATCCAGATTGCACTGCCCCAGCGCCGTGTAGAGCTGAGCGTTTAACTCCAGACTTGCCTGCCATGTGAACGGAACCACCATTCCGGGGATCGGTGTGTCTGCGGTCAGGTCAGCGCTTATCGGCACCACCGGGGCCGGAACGTAAACTGTCTGCGTATTCCCGCAGGCTGTCAGCAGCGGCAGAAGGAACAAGCTGGTTAGCGCACGGATCGCCTTCAAGCGCCTGCCTGATGTAGACAATGCGCGTTTCGCTTTTTTTGGCCAGTTCGTTCTTTGCATTCTGGGTAGCCTGTGAGATGTCACGGATGAGGTTCATCGTGGTGATCACGTTTCTGGTGATCGCCTCCGATGTTTCTGCCCTGACCGTCGCTTTATCGCGCTGGTCTTTGTAGGTAATGGCGTTGTCGCGGTAGCGGTTTACGAAGAACGCCAGCACGCCGATTAACGCCACCACCAGAAGCTGCAACCAGTAACGCTTGACCAGTGCACCAATCATGACAGGAACAGAGCGCGCTCCGCCTCACGCCGACGGGTCAGCCCGTTCAGGACTTTGCCACCAGCTTTATTCCAGCGCAGGAACTCATCGGCAGCGCCAGCGTAATCTCCGGCGTTGAGTTTTCGCAGGAGAGTCGATGTCGACAGTGACCGGGCGCCGAGGTTGTACGTGAACGACACCAGGGCGTCGAATTGCCCCTGAGTCATTCCAACTTTGACCAGGCGGGACACGTCACTTTCGTAGCTGACCAGTCCGGTCTTCAGCAGGCGTTCTGCTGTTTCCTGCTTAATCGTCATCCCGGCGCGGATTGGTTTCCCGTCAACAGGCTGAGTCCAGCCATAGCCGATCGTCCATACGCCGACGCTGTCCTGGTAGGCGGTGAGTTTGCAGCCTTCGAACTGCTTGATCAGGGCAATGCCTTTATCACTGGTTTGCATTCTTCATCCCCGTCAGTCGTTCCCAGAAGTACGTCAGTGCCACGGACCCCATCGCCCCGCTGATACCAGAAGTAACCAGGATCATGTATAGGCTCAGACCACTTTCAACGCTGATCAGGCCACCAATGAGACCGGTAAATCCGGACACTGCGATCTGCGCCAGTGCGTTGATCCAGCTCCAGGTGGCTTTGTTCTGCTTAACGTCAATAAGGTATCGGACCAGGCCGCCCCAGCATGACAGAGCAAGGACAATCAGCCATGACACTCCGACAATGCTTTCTTTATCTTGCATACGTTTAGCCATATCACCTCCGAAAGAACGGGGTGCTGTTTGTGTAGAGTGGAAGGATGCCAGGAAACAACGACCGGACATCGCAAATAAAAAAGCCAGCGACAGGCTGGCAATGTGAGGGTAAGGCAATGTCGGCTCTCTGGCCGAAGGGTCCCAGGTAGTGGGTTTGGTTTGTGGTGGCCGGCGCTGCTATCCGGCATTCACGGCTATCGCTTTACGACGCCATCAGGACATTCACCACAACGAGGATCGCTTTGCCGTGCCAGGGAAATGTACCTGGTCTCAGCGGGATGCCGTCACATACTCAAAGCGATTTCCGTTATGCAGAAATGAAAAAGCCACCGGCGTTAACCAGTGGCTCTAAATTATTGGTGATGGCTCAAGTCGGGGTTTGGCTGTCGCCACACAATTCAGCTTTTGGGCTTTCGATGTCCCAGATTCATGAGCGCTGTCATCTTGCACTTCATCACCGCGCTCTTTCGCCTTTGACGTCCGAGCATATACTGAATTATGCACTTTCATTTCGCCAAATCAACACTTTCAGATAAATATTTTCTAATTAAGTGGCCTGAAGTTCGTTTTCCTTCTCCATCTCACGTTGTAAGGCATAAAAGAGTTCTGATTCAAAAACCTTCTCGCACCACACGACCCGGCGGCGGCACTGCTGCACATCCACGCCGGTTACTCTGCTCATTGCCTGAGCGATATGTTGAGTGCAGTTGCGCTCACAATAACGTTTAATTGCATAATCGCGGACTGGGCTTTCCCGGTGAAACAGCTTAACCATCACTTTTTCTACGAACGCGGCATCATCTGATTCTTTGGCGAGAGCGATGATGTTGCTGGCTGATGACTGAGGGATAACCAGTTCGCGAGCTTTTTTATAAAGCGCCTCACCTCTCAGCGCCCCTCCTTCATCGCTATAAAGCCAGTTGACCATCCTCTCGATGTGTCCACCCATATCAGGACTCCATTGGCTGCGGATCATCAATCGGCCAATGACGTTAATGGCACCGGCAGGAGAATCATCGCCACGGTTAATGCGACCCCACACAGTCAGCATGTACTGCACCCATGCCCGTTGCTTTGGGGTTATGGTCTTTTTGGGATGCTTCCAGACACGGCGGAAGTGAGCGTCATCAACAAAGTTGACCATGGAGTAAATTGGTGTGAGCTTTCTCATGCTGCTTCCTTCTGAGGTTGTTTGGTCTGGCTGTGCTTTGCTACTGGCGGCAGGTTGGCGCGCTTAACGCTTTCGGCCTGGTATCTGGTTATCTCGTCTCTGGTCACGGCGCGCACTCCCCAATAATGATCTGCCCCTTCTCTCCCCAAAGTTTTGTAACCCGGCCATCCCATACGCGGCTGTCGTCGTCGAAAATGGCATCGAGTAGCGCCTTTTCCAGGTTGTCTTTATCCGGTTTCTGCTGATGCGCCTGGCCGTTGAGTTGCGCGCGCTTCTTCTGGCTCCAGCTTTTTGGCATGGGAATGATGAAGGTGATGTGATAACCGGATTCAGGAATGTTGATTCCAAGCAGGCGCACTTCGGCTTTGAAAGCCCAATATGCCGCCGTCGCAGGTCTTTTATGCCAGCGATCTCTCTGTGTCATGCGCGGCTTACTGACCGGCGTGATATCGTAAATATTCATACCTTCACAAGCCCCTCTTTCAGCCAGATAACCTGCGTGCGAGCCATGCCTTCCAGCGCGCACTCCTTTGCATATTCGGCATCGACCAAACGCGTACGGCGATCTATCTCGTCGTGGCAGCTGCTGCATGCGATGGTGGCGATCAGATCAGGCGGCTTGATTCCGGTCCCGCAGAGACCCGCCAGGCGGATATGAGCCAAGACAGATGTTTCAGATTTGCCGTTGCATACGCCAGGGATCCGCACCTGACATTCGCGGCCGCGTGCCGCTTTGCACAAATTAGCCATGCGCTCTCCTCGCCGCGAGACGCAGCCATTTCTGATCCACAAGGCGGGCGGTGTAGCCTTTCAAGGTCGGGATGTCGGACGGCTTCACCGCGGGCTTGCGCAGGCGGCGCGCCGGAATGCGGAAGATGTGATTTGTGATGACGCGTGCGAGAGGGTTATTCATGCAAGCCTCCCGAAATAGTCGCCACGATAACGGACATCGCGAAGTTGGATGTTCTGGCTGACGACGAAAGCCTGGGTGTACTCAATCAGGCTGTTCATCCGTTTGATCCCCATCGATGAGGTGCTTTCGCGAATTGCCACCAATTCGCCCTCAAGCCCGGCGATAACCTTCCCCTGCCCGCCAGTGGCAATGGAGTGACCGGAAACCAGAATTGACTTCCATGACGGAAGCGACCACGCAGAGCCAGCCCACTGAATGCGATGCTTTGCCAGGTCGCCGCAAAGCGCGTGGAACAGTGAATTCTGGGGAAGGGTGCGCTTAGGGTCGGCAAAACTAACCACGAGCGGGAAATCTGCGTTTACAGGCTGCTTGTTGATGTAGTCGATGAGGTTGCGGCGAACCCGCTCGTCGCGGAGGTAGAATTTGATACTCATACGCCACCTCCGAGAGGTAACGCAGAATGCAGAAAATCGCAGGTGCCGCTGAGCATCTGTGACAAGGTGAGGAGTTCATATTGTGGTCGCATTTAAGTCCCCTTAAATGCGCAGAAGTCACCGGAGTTGTTCAGGCTCCGATGACATGATTATGGCTGGTTGATTTTACAAAATCAAATTGGTGAAGCTTTCTTTTTTAACTTCCATATTGGCGCTTTATCTTTCGATTTATCCTCACTTTCAAACGCATATTTTGCATTGCTGCATCCGCATTGAAGGCAAACGTAATCGCCACTCCACCCTCTGCGTGTAACCTCTTTTCCGATAGCGATTGAACCACAATCAGGACAGACCATAACACCCTCCGGTTTGAATTTAACTGCACTATGATGGTACCAATTCAAATCCGGAGGGAAAGCTCATTTACAAAATAATCTTTTTATTTCAATAGTATAATATTGTTTAAACGCGGTTATCGCACATGCCGTGATTATTGATAGGAATTACCGCACATCTGGCTTTGGCGCTGCCGCTATCATTGCCGCCCAGCACAGTTTTGCCCGGTGCGCCGCCTGTTGGCATCCGCTCATGGCGTCGTATGCTTCCCACTCCATCTCATCGCTAAAGCTCTCATCTGGCTCTGACTCGAACCCATTGACGATCATGTCTTCTGTCGGCTCGACCGGCACCGCTACCCACCCCTCTGGCAACTTGTAAACCGTCGTTACAGGTTCGAGTTGTTCGGAATTACCGAACGACTGAAGCATGGCGGCGCGGCAGGCGTTCCATCCATCTCGGTATCCGCGTACTTCTCCGCAATATGCGCGTGATGCTTGTTTTGGTGTCATCCCATCCGGCACTGATACCGGCGCTGGCGGGGCGGTGTAAACAGGCATAACGTCGCTTTGCCCTTTATTGCTCTCGTCAGTAAGCGCCCAGAAAAGCCTACCCGCTGGATGCTTGAAGATATACGCCACAGCCTCCGCTTCGAGCGATGCCAGCGCAATACGCGCCAGCTCGAGCTCTTCTTCAAGTTCTGCGCGTGAATCAGCGAAAGCGGTCTGCGTGATGGAAAACTCCAGACTCTTAACCTTTTCGCGCGCACGTGCGCGCAACTGCTCTCTGGTAATAGTGCTCATGCTGCGCTTCCTTCTGGTTTGTTGACTATGACGCCGTCATAAATTTCATTGAGATGGCCACGTAGCTCCATGCGGCGCAATGCCGAAAGCATGTAGTCGCATTCAACCTGCTTATTGCCTGTAAATGGCTTATCTTCTGGGCTTCCCCAGCAGCAGTTACCCGCTGGCCACCCATGAACTTTCCGCACCTTACCGTTTACCACGTGCAGCAATCCCCACCCGGCAGGCAAATCATCGACAGTGATGATTCCAGGCTCGCTGATGAAGAACCGCCAGTCACCCATTCCAAGTTCAGGGTTCTGCCTGAAGCGTTTTTTTCTGTCGGCGAGAAGGTCAGCGCGTGAGCATTTAGCCTCTATCAAGCAGGACGCAAAATTTCTGAACCCCATCGCGTCTGGTTGCTCTCCGGTGCTGGTCACTGCCACAAAACGATCATGAAAGCAGACCTTGAAGCCATTTCGTTTCAGGAAAGAGTAAGCGATCTGGCAAAGCTCATCGTGTGTTAAAGCCATATCACTCTCCTTTACCGGCTGCGGCGATGTTGATGCCAGCGTTATCACAGGCAATGCGGAATGCCGCTTGAAGTTCTCGCGCAACGTGTGGCACATAGCCATCAAAGGCTGGCATTTTGACAGTCCGCTTCTCTGCGGCTTCCAGCTCATCCAGCAGCGCCAGCACGGTGGACGGGGTTAGAGCCTCATTGAATTCATCGCGATCATAACCCCAACTATCGGATTCTGCTCTCTCCGCCGCTTCACGTAATGCGCGTTTGTCGATGTTGCTCATTGGGCGGCCCCTTCAACGCGGAAAGTCATGCTTTCGAGTTTCTTTTTTTGCTTCTCAAGAGACTTTAATTTCGCCAGTCGACGACGCTCGCAATCAGCTAAAGCATCAGCCTCATTCAGCCAAAAATCCTTACCGTGAGCAGTCGTTAAATAGCACCCAGGAAGCCTGTACGATGCCATTGTTCCGCCATGTGATATATCGGCCATAACTTTAAACGGACCACTTGAAAGCGCGTACTTTGTTACGATAACTTCAGTTAACTCTTGATTGCTCATACCCCTACCCTCCCCCAAACCATCAAAACCCTTCTCATCGCCGGACTGTTGCGGCACTCCTGAAATATTCCGTTGGTGCAGCTACGCGCGGTACCGTCCTGCTCTTCCGTCGTCGCCAGGCGATAAGTCACCGTTCGCCAGACCTTGCTCACCCGGACAATCTTGCGGGCCCGCTCCAGATCGATGGCGTTCTTCGTGATGCAGTTGGTGGTCATG